AAATGCCTTAAAGGTGTTTGCTTGTTCTCCATCTTCATATAAAGTATTCTCTACAGTTACACCATGAATAGCACTGAGTAGTGCTCCTCCCAGTATACCAGCAACTCCCATCATATGGAAGGGGTTGAGCGTCCAGTTATGAAAACCCTGGAGGAAGAGAAGGAACCTGAATATCGCCGCAACACCGAAACTCGGCGCAAAGAACCAAGATGACTGTCCCAAAGGATAGATGAGGAACACAGACACAAATACAGCAATAGGACCAGAAAAAGCAATCGCATTGTAAGGTCTAATACCAATAAGACGTGCCAGTTCAAACTGGCGGAGCATGAATCCTATAAGAGCGAATGCACCGTGGAGAGCAACAAAGGACCAAAGCCCTCCAAGTTGACACCACCGCTGGAAGTCTCCCTGAGACTCAGGACCCCAAAGTAGAAGAAGAGAATGACCCATAGCATCAGCAGGCGTTGACACAGCCGCTGTAAGGAAATTAGCACCCTCAAGATAACTACTTGCCAACCCGTGGGTGTACCACGACGTAACGAAAGTTGTGCCAGTAAGCCAGCCACCAATTGAAAGATAAGCAGTGGGAAGAAGTAGTAATCCAGACCAACCCACAAAGACAAAGCGATCCCTCTTAACCCAATCATCAAGGACATCAAACCATCCCCTCCGTTGTTGTTGTAATGTTGATGTTGTCACTATTTAAAACCTCCTTTTAAATTTTTTTGTTTTTTGTTGTTAATATCCAAAACTTCTATACGAGATTTGAATACTGTTGGAAGATTAAACCATTCTTCTTGTGCTCGTTCATAACTCTCAAAGATTTTACTTTGACCGTCTGAATACACAAATCGATAGTGATGTCTATCATATGGTTCGTCAGAAGTTTGAGCAAACCATTTTGGTAAGTCTGGTAAGACATCATCCAAGATTCTTTCTTCTGGATCTAATTTTCCGTTCATGAGAATAAGTAATTAAACTTAACATTTGTAAGTAAAAAAAGAGGGGATCCGAAGACCCCCTTGCTTCCTATTAATTATAGCAGATATATTAACCGACTGTGGGAGCGGTCAAGGCCACAGGTGTGGACTCAACTGCTGCAAGATCAAGCGGGAAGTTATGTGCGTTTCTTTCGTGCATGACTTCCATTCCGAGTCCTGCTCTGTTGAGCACGTCTGCCCAGGTGTTGAGGACACGTCCTTGTCCGTCGAGGATGGACTGGTTGAAGTTGAAACCATTGAGATTAAATGCCATGGTGCTTACGCCCAGTGCAGTGAACCAGATTCCAACTACAGGCCATGCTGCCAGGAAGAAGTGGAGTGAACGGGAGTTGTTGAATGATGCATATTGGAAGATCAGACGACCGAAGTACCCGTGGGCAGCAACGATGTTATAGGTCTCTTCTTCTTGACCGAACTTGTAACCGTAGTTCTGTGACTCTGTTTCAGTTGTTTCACGAACAAGTGAGGAAGTAACGAGACTTCCGTGCATAGCAGAGAACAAAGATCCACCGAATACCCCAGCAACGCCGAGCATGTGGAACGGGTGCATAAGGATATTGTGTTCTGCTTGGAATACAAGCATGTAGTTAAAAGTACCAGAGATACCAAGAGGCATAGCATCGGAGAAAGAACCTTGACCGAAAGGATATACGAGGAAGACAGCAGATGCTGCGGCGACTGGAGCAGAGTATGCTACGCAGATCCAGGGACGCATACCTAAGCGGTATGAAAGTTCCCATTCACGTCCCATATAGGCAAAGATACCAATAAGGAAGTGGAAGATAACCAGTTGGAAAGGACCACCATTGTAAAGCCATTCATCCAAAGATGCTGCTTCCCAGATGGGGTAGAAGTGTAGACCGATTGCGTTTGAACTAGGAACAACTGCACCAGAGATGATGTTGTTACCATACATGAGTGAACCAGCAACTGGTTCGCGGATACCGTCAATATCGACGGGTGGTGCTGCGATGAATGCAACAATGAAGCAGACAGTTGCTGCAAGCAGTGTTGGGATCATCAGAACGCCGAACCAACCAACATACAAACGATTGTTGGTGGAGGTTACCCATTCGCAGAAATTCTGCCATGGGGTTGTTTGTTGCCTTGTAAGTGTTGTAGCCATTGTTTTGAAAAGGGTTATGTATGAGTGCGGGGAACACTGGTTATGGTATTCCAACTCTACCCTCCAGAGTTGGTATGAAAGACTGTTTTTTAGACACGCTGTTTAGTCTTGGTAAGGCGTGTTACGAACAGTTAAGCAATGTGTTGATTCCTTAACCTCTCGACTTATTTATAATACTACGGTTTGCCGTATAAGTCAAGCACCAGGTGACGGTGCGTAGACTGGTTGCATGAGTCCGCCACCTGGACCATCATCATCATCTCTGGGAGAGGATAACATCATCCCAACTAATCCCATAGTAAGAATACCAGTAAAGATTTGTATGAGAGATTCAGTTGTCATCAAAATATACCTGGGATGATTTGCCCAGTGGTTGCATAGGCACCCATTGCTGCGATGATACCCAACATTGCTGCCCAACCATTAATGCGTTCTGCTCTTTCGTTCATGAGTTTTCTCCTAGTGTAAGATAAAATTTTGTTTGGTCTACTGGTAATTTTGGTGACGGATCGTAGATGGAACTGTCACCATAGGTTTTGTGATCCTTGTATCCAACCATACGTCCTTTCGTATTTTGGAGTGCTGCCATCATAGCAATAATTAAAAAAATTGCAGGTGGTCCTATGATAAGGGCACCACCAATTACATAATAAGTAAGGAGTTCAATTAACGAGGTTTCCATCAATAAGTTTCAGATAAGTTTTCAATAGAGTAGCAAAGTAAAACAAGGAATACAATACTTGTTAATGTGAATGTGATTTCAGTCATTAAAATCCGAAAGCACCAAAGAAGAAAAGACTACCAGTTGTTGCATAAGACACGAGTCCGGCAACGAAACCAAGCATGGCAACACGTCCATTCAGTTTCTCTGCACGTTCTGCATAGGTCTCATAACCATAGCGTTCTGCTTCTGTTGGATCGACATACATTCTGGGTTCCGTTGCCCACAGATTCTGTTGTCCACGATCATTGGTTGTTACAGTCACGATACACTCCGTAATGTTTCTTTACATAGTATATAGCAATTATAAAATTTTGTCAAGGGGTTGGCAGGCAGGTATCATAATGAACATTTGTCTGCATATGGGGAATCATCTTTCTAAATACATATACATACCGATCTGGTTTTACTATGAATAGGTTTATACCTTTCATGATGTTATTGATGACCGCATCAGCAGCAAATGCAGGTGCTCTTACTCATAAGTTATCTTCTAGTGTTCAGTTAACCGTTGATGCTGCTGCTACCAATGTCACAAGACTAGGAAGTACATACTCTGTTTCTGGTAGTGGTGTAGATACTACTGATGGAACCACAGTCAATACAATTTCTACTGGAACAATTACTAGTGGAATAATGGCTCCTGGTAATATTGCTGCTACTCAAGATAGCCCAGGAAGTGCTTTTAGTTATTCACAGTCTTATACACAGGGTGATGCAATCCCAACGAGTGCAGTCACTGTTGGTGATGTAGCAAACTTCGGCAACATTACATCCACAACTGCAGGAACTGCTGGAAGTCTAGCTGGTGGTATTACAACTGCTGGTACAATTAGCTTAACTGCTGGTGGTGCTGGTACAAATGCTACTGGACAATTCGTAAGTGAACTCACAATTCTACACTAAATAAATGGAGGTCAGAGATCATGACTTCTGGAAAGACAATCATATATACTGTGATGTCTGCGGTGGGAGTAAGTCTTATTCCTGCCGCTGCCCTGGCGGTCCCCGTGGTCCCAAATTTCACCCAGGGCTCAATGACGAGTCACACAGAGACAACATCGAAGGTGACTGAAACGATTACCTCTATAGACTATGCAACAGGATGGCAGTATTCAGTATCGGGCACAAACGTGACCAATGGGGGACAATCACTCAGTCCCAACCCAACGACAAACTCAGTGATAGTGAATCCATTAGGAGGAACAGAGGGGCAAGTAACAAGCGCCAGCTCTGGTCTCGATTTAAATGGACAGAGTTTCACGATCAAAGAACCAGGAGCAGCATTCCAGTTCACTCAGACCTACATGGGTCCGGGTGTAACGAATCAAACTGTGATTCAAAGAGTCACAGAGGTTACCAGCGTAACCGACACAACAAGTATCTTTACCCAATAAAAACACTATGTCTATCTGCACTGACTGTGGTTGTAACTGCCCCTGCACATGCAGCAGATGTAGGGGGTGTAAGTGCAACAGCAAATCCAATCGCAAATAGTTCAGGCTCAGTAACTAACCAGGCAATCCAGGTTTTACAAGGTCCATATATCACCAACCAATATGGTGGGGGGATTGCTTGTCAGGGTCCTACTGCTAACATCACACCATTCATTACTCATGCTCGTAATGAGAAGGACCCATTTGAGACACACTATTATGAACCTCAGTATGACAACAGAGACTTTGAAGGTCAGTTAGTAGAAACTCAGAAAGTTGTAAAGAACTGGCCCTGGGAATCACATTACGATGACAGAACATATACCAACTCAGAAGGTGAGATTGTTCGTGCCTATGAAGATGGTGCAGACATGACTATCATTGTTATGGAAATGCAGGGTGATGGTGTTCCCGATAATCCTGGTTCTAAACTATGGGATAAACCAGTAAGAACTGGAGACACTAAAAATTATAGTACCAGTGTTGGATTATCTGCAACACTTTCTTTCCCACTTGATGGTGGATTACAAGAACGTTGTAAGGCAGCAGCAGATACTCAAACTGCATTGATGCAACAGCAACTTGCCAATAAGAGATTGGACTTTGAACTTGCAAGACTTAAGAATTGTGGAGAATTAATGAAGGCAGGAATTTCTTTCCATCCCCAAAGTCCTTATAGAAAAATATGTGCTGATGTTTTAGTGCAGAATGTAAATGTAATTCCACAACATCGTCACTCTATCCCTTCGGTTTCAGTGCCGACCGTAAAACCTTTATCGCCCGGTTCCGATCCCGTTGCTCCGCCTTCCGCTCAGACGCAGACAATACCGGGGGCTTCTTACCCCGTAAGGTCGCAATCTTCTTCACCACTTTCTTCGTCACAGGTTTCACCACTTTCAACAAAAGATCAGCAAGAGGTTTTGCAAGCAGTGCAGAGGTCGTCGCTACCACAGCAATTGAGGCGGTAACAGTTACAGCACCCGGTGATGGTAGGTTTGCAATAATCTGATCGGGTACATTTAAATTATCAAATACAGGGAGACATTCTTTACCTACTGTCTCATACCTGACTATCTTTTTATTGTTTTCTAATACTTTTCCTACAGGATTCTTTAACTCTTGCTCTCTCGTAGGACACTTTGCTACTTCTGCATCAGTCTTAGGAGTTGGTGGTGCTTCAGGAGTTGGTGGTTTTTTAGTTTCTGGGGATTTAATAGGTGGGGGTGGTGGAGACTTTGTTGTTATCTCTAACTTGTTTGGATCATAATCTATTGGACTGAAACTAGGTGTTCCTGCATCACAGAATATCTGAACACCGTCACGGTCTTCATCTTTTAAAGTTTGATTCTGATTACTATCTCTATGTGACTCTACGCATCCAGGCATATTAACAATAGGAATACCCACCTGTGAAGTCACGGGTGGGTATATTGGCATTGCTGCAGATGGAGTTTTCAACCAGTCAGGAGTATCGTTGATTATCAAATTACTAACTTGATTAATCCCGATATCAATATTACCTAACTGGATTTCTGGTATCATTATTAAAATGGCAGTGCTGGTCCAGTAGTTTTAGGCATAGATGGTACAGAAGGCATAACTCCACCAGTTGCACCGGGGAGTTCTGGCATTGAAGAATCTAGCATTCCAGGAAGAGCACCAGAGATTGCTTCAGCAGCTGCTCCTGCAACTTGTGATTTTACATTCTCGATAATAGAATCCTTATTGAGATACACTGCGGCACCTCCTCCTACTATACCTGCAGTTCCTACAAATGATAGGACTGCTAAAACATTAATTACTTTCTGCATTTGTACTATCCTCTTCGATTGAGATTGGTTTTACGTATTCCGTTTTAGCAAGGAGTTGAGTTGCACACTCTTTACCTTCTACATAGCTATAAGACTTAGAAGGCAAAGATATTTCAACAAGAATACTTGTAAAAATAAGTGCTACAGATACGTACCAAGTCATTAGTATAGTTCCTCTTCTGCTTCTGATTGAATAACGCAATCGCTAGTAGGATATGATACACAAAGAAGTGCGAATCCTGCTTCAAGTTGATCATCGTCAAGGAAAGATTGATCTTCCTGATTTACTGTTCCTTCTAACACTTTACCAGCACATGTAGAGCATGCACCAGCACGACAGGAATATGGAAGATCGAGTTCTGCTTCTTCTGCTGCGTCAAGAATATATGTATCCCCATCGCATGGAACAATAGTCTCGGTTCCATCGGAGGAACGAATCGTTACGTTATAAGTTGCCATTGTGATTTAATTTATCAGTTTACATGAATAGTGCCGACCATACCGGCACCTTGGTGTGGACCACAGAAGAAACTATAGTCTCCTGCGTCTGCAAATTTAATGTCTTGCGATTCGCCAGGATTAAACATAAGTGATTCTCTGGAAAGATCTGCACGACCCTCAACAATAATATTGTGAGGAGGCAACATACCATTTACAAAATGTATAGTTTCACCTGCGTCAATTGTAACATCAGATGGATCAAAAATCAAGTTCCCGCCCGAACCCATTGTGATGTCTACTGCCCATGCTGGAGCAGCAAGAAATAATGTAGCAAGAAATGCAAATAATACTTTCATTTAATCCTCCAAATACTTTTCGATTACTTCGATACGTTCTTCTTCTTTTGCAATTGCATCAATCTGATCCTGGATTGCACCAAGAACGTCAGGATGCTCACCAATACCTACAGGGTTTGCTAGGTATATCTCAATATTCATTTTTGCTTTCTTAATGTTCCCAATGGCAAGTGCCTTGAGAGCATCTAACATTTCTCTTCTCATAATTAGTCTACCAATGTACCGTGTGCTCTACGAATCTCTCGCAATGCTTCGAGATTCATATCTTTTGTTCCCCCATCATAGGGATGTGCATAACCTTCTGTGATCATTTGTTCGTTAAGCGACAGGTCTCCATCCCCAATATAAAGCCAACCGAGAAGACGCCCGTATTTACCAACACCCCCATCAAGTTCAGTACGGATAATAAGATCATCATCGCCAGAAATCGCCCCTTCCAATTTTGCTTGGAGCCAGTAGGTTGCGTCGATTCCAAGTGCCTTCTCCTCTAAGTTTCTCGTCCTTTTCTCCGGCGTATCAACTCCTGCAACTCTAACTCTTTCTTTCTTGTATAGATCAAACCCGAGGTCAATAGTAACATCAATAGTATCGCCATCGACCACCCTGTTAATTTCTATTACTCGAAAATTGTAACAACTCTTTCGACTTGGAGGCGTCATTGCTGCCATAATTCCCACTCCTTTAATGCGTTTTTGAGAACATCCTCTACTGGAGTTCTTTTCTTTTCTGCTTCATACTGTCTGATTTTATCAGTCAGCACACCGATACTCTGCTCGTCTTCAAATTGCTTTGCATCAGCAGCAGTTACAAAACCAATCAGTGTGATAGCAGCAGCAATAACTGCACCAGCACCCCATACCCATTTCTCAAGTTTACGAACTCTTTCACGGAGTCCTTCTTGCGTTTTCTCAGCTTCCTCAATCCTGTGTAATAGGAGTGCTATCTGCTGGTCCTGATTCGCGTCCTTCTCGTTGATCTGATCCATGTTCAAGCTCAGCAAATGCCATACTCATAATGGTATATATGTAATAAGTTACTCCAACAAGCAATATTATTAAAATTATAATAACACTCCACACTGGATCACTTACACGATCAAGGGGTCTCAATATCAAATTCATTTTTTAACAGGCCAGGTCAATTCCATCCCTACAGTAAGTAGTATTATAAAAGCAAATACAAATAAAACACTCATAAATTAAAATCAATTTTTGAACTTGGCACAAGTTGTTGTGCAATCTTATCTCTCAATGCGTTAATACGCTCTTCATCATATTGTTTAAAGTTACCCCTCTTCTCTACTTTTTTATAGTAGTGAAGTGAGTTTAGGATTATTGTGTAATCCTCTATATCTATATCAATCTTCATCGCATTCCATTTGCATTGTTGCTATTTCCGCACCTACATCTGCACCAGTATCTTGACCTAACATTACCATCCAACCAGATATCAACCAACCAACATATGGGATACCTGTAAAGATTGGAGCAATACCTGATGCAACACTAGCACCTACCATTCTTCCGGTTGATTCTCCAGCGCCCTCCGCTTTGATGCATGCCAGGTTTTGAGCAGTTAACTTTCCCTCAGCACCTCCTAGATGCCTTGCCCCATCCATTGTATATTCTTCTTCAGTTACAATTACTGAGTTGCCACCAATACCAAACAACCCATTGTTCTTATTAATATTTCTCCTAACTCCCATGACCTTGGGATCATTAGAACTATAGTCTATTCGATATCCGTCTTTACCTGCTTCTACACTATATGAGGTATAGTCACCCACAGGTAAATTTATGATAGGAAGTTTATCCCTACCAATAAGATGTCCCAATAAACCAATATGAGCGACACCGAACAGTGTTCCTACTGTCAGTGCCGCCCACTTAAATGGAGATCGTTTGTTAATCATAACTTACATTTTGTAAGGTTCTTCTGCCTTCTCAACCTTCAGAGTTACAGGTGCTTGCTCGATACGGAGAGTCTGATGTGGTGCAGTTTGTGCTGCTTTCTCAATCAGTTTTTCCATCTGGTCCTTAGTGATAGCAGATCCGCCACCACTACTACCACTTTCACCTGCTTTCTTTGCTGCCTGAACGCCAAAAGTCGCAAGCACCCCAGTAAAGACACTTGCGATAAAAGTTGGATCTAGTTTTTGCTCGGGAATACCCAGTGCTGGTGGAAGTTTGATGTACGCCAACGTGAGTATTCCGCCACTCCAAACAAGGATGCCAAGCCTAACAAAAGTAGAAAGTATAGCAAGCTGCTCTTCTTTATCATCTGCTGCCTCTTTGATTTTACCTAGTAAACCTTTCTTCTTCTCGTCAGGTTTCTTGACTTCTTCTGGCATATTTAATTGGTAAGGCAACTCTATTTAGAGAGATAACCTTTTTCAACCAAATATTTACGTGTCAATGGTGTTGGTTCGTAGTCAGTCCACATGGTTCCACGGGCACAAGACTCAAGTGCCTTAGCAGTCATACCTTCAGTTTTACCTGCCCAGTATGCTTCTTTCTCCCAGGGA